AAAACGGCAAGGTCGTGATGGACAACGGCACGAACATGCTGGTGATCGGGGCCGGGTTCGGCGTCGATAGCCAGTTCATCCAGTGGTTCGGCCCGAGCCGCGCGATCCACCTCTGCAACGAGGAGGATGCGCTGTTCTACCTCGATGTCACCGGGGATGGTGTTTACGGCCTGCGTCTGGGCAGCAACTTCTACAAGAACAGCGGCACCGGAACGTCGATTGCCAGCAATGCGCAGATCATCGTCGGCCCGTTCGCCACTGACGGCGGGGTCAAGCAGATCAGCGTTGGCTGCTACTACCGCCGCACAGTCCAAATTACCGATGCTTTTGCCTACACCGGAACGCCACAAGCGGTGATCCGGGTCGAGCGGGATGTTGGCGGCGGAGGTTTTACTACGGTTGGGGAATATACCTTCAACGGCACGGCGTCAGGCGAGGATGGTTTCGGCCCCGCCGAACCGGGCTTTGCGCTTATCGAGATCAACAGCGGGGCCAGCTTCACCGACAACACGGGCGGCACCGGCGCCTTCACCTATCGCGTCAGCATGATCAGCCGCTCGGTCGGCGGCCTCACATCCACGGTCAGCCTGGAAGACAGCCTCTCTCAGCAGATCACCCTCATCAGCACCGAACAAATCACGTAAAGGAGCAGCACATTGGCTTGGTATCGCTCGGGAACCGTTTCCCTCACCAACGGCAGCGCCACCGTTACCGGCAGCGGCACCGCGTTCATCGCCAACGCGAGCGTCGGCGAGGGGTTTCTAGGCCCGGATGGTCGGACCTATGAGATCACGGACATCGCATCGAACACGTCCCTGACGATCAGCCCGGCTTATCTCGGCAGCACTGCCAGCGGTCAGAGCTACGCCATCGCGCCTCTGCGCGGTCGCATCGCCGACCTGATCGGGGAAACGCAAAGCCTGCTCGCATCCTTCGCCACGGTCCGCGACGGCATCGGCGCGGGCCTGTTCCCGGATGGCTCGGCCGCGACGCCGGCGTTTCGGTTTAGCGGTGATCAGGACACGGGGTTCTATCGCGCAGGCAGTAACGTTCTCGGCTTCTCCACCGGTGGCGTCGGGCGGATGATCCTCGACGGCAACGGCAATCTCGGCATCGGCAATGCTAGTTTGGGGGCAAACGCAAAGCTGGCCGTAATGAGCAGCGACGTTTACGCCGCGACATTCAACACGACCTCGGTAACCGCCTCGAGCACTGCGATTTCAATTGGTGGTTATCTGAACGCCGGCGGCGGAACCGGCGGCACAGGCGCCATCCGCGTTTACCACAACCACGCAGCAACTGCGGTCAGTGACATGGCCTTCGAGCTGTCCGGTGGCACGGAAGTGATGCGGATTAAGGGGACGGGCAACGTCGGTATTGGGACGACAGTGCCTGCATCTCGACTTTCGGTCGCAGTGCCTGGGGGAGTGACTGCTCTCAGCCTCACCGGCGATTTTGCGGGCGGCAATACCGTCACGATCAACCCCTATGTCACCGGCGTTAGCAACGACGGCTTTGAGATTCGTGTTGGCTCGAACCGCCGTTTGTCGATTGACCCGAGCGGGCACATCCTCCCCGGCGCCGACGCGACACAGAATTTGGCGAGTGCCTCGCTGCGCATAAACAATTCGTACTTCGCGGCATCGCCCACGGTCACCTCCGACGAGCGCGAGAAGCACTGGCGCGGCGAACTGAACGCCGCCGAGCTGCGCGCGGCCAAGCGGATCATTGCCGAGCTCGGCATCTATCAGTGGAACGATGCCATCGCCGAGAAGGGCGAGGACGGCGCGCGGCTGCACTTCGGTGTCAGGGCGCAGCGGGCTTTCCAGATCATGAAGGAAGAGGGGCTGGATTGGCAGCGCTACGCGTGGGCCTGCCACGACCAGTGGGAGGAGCAGACCGAGCCGGTGATGGCCGAGGTCACCGTCCCCAAGACGCGCAAGGTGATGCGGCCCAGCACGCTGATCGATCCCGCCACTGGCCAGCCCGCGATGGTCGAGGTCGACGAGCCCTATGAAGAAACCGAGATGCAGCCAACCGGCGAAACCCGCGTCACGCTGGAAGCGGGCGACCGCTACGGCGTGCGGTCCGACCAGCTGGCGTTCTGGCTGATCGCGGCCCAGGCGGCGATGCAGGCGGATCTGGAAGCGCGCATTGCGGCATTGGAAGCGGCCTGACCATGCCAAACTCACAAGGAACCCAAGTGCAACGCGCAGAATACATCGCCGCAGGGGCGCTCATCATCAACGTTTTGGGCCTCGCGTTCGGCGGCGGCGCGCTTTGGCAATCGGTGCAGGACCACGAAAAGCGGATCGTCTCGGTGGAAGCCGCAGACCGCGCCCGCTCGACCGAGATGACGCAGATCCTCGTCAGGCTCGAGCGCATCGACAGCAACACGATCGCGCTGAAAGAGCGCATGGATAAGGAGACGGGACGGTGATCCGCGAACTTCAACAGCGCCTGCTTGCCGCTGGCTATAACCCCGGCGCGATCGATGGCATCAATGGGCCGCGCACGATGACGGCACTGTGCCTGTATATGTCGCGCGGTCAGAACCGGGCGAATTGCGAGGGCATCGGCGCATCGCTGGCTCAGCATGGTGGTCCCTATGCCATCTTCACCCCGCTGCGCCTGACGCACTTCATGGGGCAGCTCGCCCATGAGTCAGGCCTTTTCCGCTACATGGAGGAGATCGCCAGCGGTGCGGCCTATGAGGGGCGGCGCGATCTCGGCAATACCACGAAGGGTGACGGGCGGCGCTACAAGGGCCGCGGGCCTATCCAATTGACCGGGAGGGCCAACTATCGCGCAGTCGGCGCGCGTCTTGGCCTGCCGTTGGAGGCAGAGCCGACGTTGGCCGCGCAACCCGGCATCGGCCTGCGTATCGCACTCGATTACTGGCAGTCGCGAAAGATCAACGCGGCGGCCGACGCGGACGACATCATGCGCGTCACCCGGCTCATCAACGGCGGGACCAACGGCCTGGCTGATCGCATCGCGCAGACCAACCGCGCCAGAAAGCTGATGTTGTGACCGACCTGCACCCTGAGGGCAATGCAGGCACCGACGATCCCTTTGCGCTCGATCATGCGGTGCCTGATTGGCAGGCCGCGATCATCCGCCTTGCACGCCCGGCGCTGCTCTGGGCGCTGGGGGTTGTCACAATGGGGCTGGGGGTTGTCATCGTCGGCGCTGTAGAGGCCATCGTGCCCGGTGCCGGTTTACGCATGGCGGCGGCCATGGCGGCGCTACTGAAGGCCTATCCCGATGCGCTCTACTGGCTGGTCGCGTTCCTGTTCGGCGGCCAGGCGCTTGCTGGCATCATCAAGTCGATCAAGGGAGGGTGAGATGGGCGTGATCTTCTGGATACTCGACGGCCTCGGCAAAGCCCTGCGCTGGCTGCTCAAGCTGGCGCGCGATTATCCGTGGCAGACGGCGGTGATGGTGCTGGTCGGCACCCTGGTCTGGACCTTCCGCAGCTGGGGCATCGATCACCGCGACCTGACCGACCAGCTGGCCGAAGCGAACGGCAGGATCGCCGAGGAGCGCGCCGCGCACGACCAGACCGTCGAGAACATCATGCAGGGGCGCAAGGCTGCTGCCGAGCTCGACCGCAAGAACGCCGCGCGCGTCGCCGCCGAGGCCGCCGCCATCAACGAAAGGCTGACCCATGAATTGGAAACTCGCACCCGCACTTATGCTGCCCGCGCTGACCGCCTGCGCGCACAGCTCGCCGCCGTTGAAGCCGGTCAAGGTGGTGGCGGAAACTCGCCAGTGCCCGGAGATCCCGACGCCACCTGCCGTGCTCTTGGAGCCGCCGACTGTGCGGACCTTGTTGCCCGAATGACCGACGCCCAGGCCAGCATCGACAGGCTGGTCGCCCTGCAAAGCTGGGCACGCGAGATTAAGGTTATCAGTATCGACGGCACTGATCACCACTGATCACAGATTTGTAGGCCTCATGTTTGAGTTAGCACGTGAGTCAGCTGTTTGGTTTATAGCAGGCGAGTGTTGCGCAAAATCAACACTGACATTTGAATGTGGACAAGTTGATACCCATATATGATATCTAGGCGCGTCGGGATCGCACCGAATCAAAATTTTCCTTGCGTTGCCAACCAAAATGCGCATGGAGCGTTATAACAATCTTAAGCTGATCGTGGGATGTGTGCTTGCAAGTCTGTTAATCTGATGTGCATGCGAATCTGACTATGGTTAAGCTTATCAACCCCAACCTGAGGAGGCGAGTAATGGAAAAACTGTCCGCGCGTGACACGCTCGCCAAGCGCTATGAAGCGATGGCGGAGCATCAAGGCCTAGTTGACGTGAAATTTTTTCTGAGAAACACCGAAGAGGCTACTACCGAGCAGGTGTGTCGCGAGGTTTGCGATATGTATGACGCGCTCGATAATGGCGAGTCGAAACCACTGGTGTTTCAAAACTGCTGAAATTTGCTTAACAAAGCATTGAGAAAGAGGCCCTACTGAGGTAGGGCCTTTTTTTTGCCTATCTCTGGTGTCGTCATGCGTATCTCCTCTGACAAAATTTGCATGGTTCTGAACAAGGTACGCATTCTGCGCGAGCACCTTGAGAAGCATTGCCCTAATGATCAAGGCCCTGTCGTAAACCCTATGGATGTGCATTGGGCGGTGCAGGAGGTCCATGGTTTGCAAATCGACATGTTGGAGGTGGCTTTTGAGGCTACCCACCTGTCCGGAAAGGCGGAGCGGTACCGTGATCAGCATGCACGAGTGTTGGTACGCTCGAATTTGAGCGACGACATGAAGCGCTTGGTAACAGTTAAGGAACTCTGTCATCTAGCGATCGATGAGCAGGATGACTGGTCTACTCTAGGCGTCGAGACGATCAAAGGGCTGATGGCCGAATGGCGATTGCTGCGAGAAAACGGTGAGGGGCATCAAAACCCCACAGATCCATTGGTTTCGGAGATGCTGGCTGAAATCGCAGCGATCGAAATCATGTATCCAATGTCGTTTCGGGAAGCTGATCTAGCCAAGCTTGCATCAGACAAGACCACCATCAAGCATATTGCGCTCGAGCATCAGATTCCCGCAGCTGCGGTTGAAACCGCGCTAATGCACCATGAGATACTCAAGGAGGCTTGGAGCGCGATCAAGTCGGCTGAACAAGGGTAGCCGAGACACCCTTAGCTTTGCCCACTGCAGCTGCAATCTTAGGCGCGCGGGGTCAGCGCGATCGAGGTGAACGGTGTGGGGAATCAGCCCCCGACCCCATAGCCTCTGATCAGCCGCTCGACCTCAGGGTCATCTACCCTTACCCCGACCGATCGGCAGATCGTCCGCATGATGCTGTCACCCCAGGAGCGTCGCACGATCTTGCGCAGGTGGTCGCTGGCCGCCGTCTCCATCGGGTCGCGCAGATGGCGCCAGAGCCTGACCAGATCCTCGCGCCCGGCTCCCAGGCCTTCGAGCACGATCATTGCCAGCCTGATGTCCGGTCCGAGCTTGCACGGCTCTGCCTCGGCCTTCTGGACCGTCTGCCATAGCGCGGCGAGCGCGAGCATCTTTGTGCGATCGGGTGGTGGCATCGAGCTGGTGCCGCTGGCGCAGAGGGGGCCCCGCGCCAGCGACTTCAGTTCACAGGTTGGCCGCGAGCCATCCGTTGGCTTTGCTGCAATCGAGCCATGCAGTGTCTGGCGTCAGCTTCGTGACGAGCAGTTCATCATTCGCGTCCATATAGGGGTGGAGCGCTTGTGCTAACGCTACTGAACCGCCGCCCCACTCAATCGCCCAGACAGACTGCTGCAGGTGCTGGCATGCGCCGAGCGACTTCATCCGCTCGACCAGGCCGTCGTAATTCTGGCCAGCCTGCCTGAGATCATAGGCAACAAGATACATGCTCATTTTCGTCTTACCTGTGTTGCCGGGACGGGTTGACGCGAATCATCGGAGAGCGCAAAAGCTACCCGTGATCACACCCACCCTACCCGGTGGTTAGCAATGTGGCCGGGGTCTAGCTCACCCCGGCCATTTGCATTTTACGGGGTGCGATACGATTCGGGAAGCGCCACCGTTCGACAAATGTTCTATTCGTGGGGATAAGCCAGGGGAGAGATTCCCGGTGCCGACACTTGACAGGCTGCTCGGTGCCCAATGCCTAGCCCAGACCGCCGATCCTGAGCCGCTTCCAGAGCTCCAGCGCTGCGGCCGTCGACACGTTAGCAACCTTGTACGCGCCCAGCGGCACCAGCCCAAACACTGCAAAGCTCTCGATCGTGTCTGCCTGAAACGCAGCCGCTGCCAACCACCAGGCGAGGATCAACGCCTTTGCCAATATCGGGTCAGGTGGAGCATCGGGCCTGGCGCGCTCGACGGCTCGCCCTATGCCGATGGCTATCGCGGCGAATAATGGCCAGTCCCACATAGCAGCATCATGCCACGGGCTGCTGGTGTGTCAAACGGGCCGCGCTCTCTCCCACACGCGCCGATTTGTGCCACGTTTTGTGTCAATCCTGTGCCACACATCGCCAATCGTTGCCGCTGTGTTCCGTTTCCGTTGACACTCGCTATCCCCGCGCCTACCCGAAAACCACGGCTTTCCGCCGCTTCCGTTGCGCGCGCCCTTAGCTCAGCTGGATAGAGCACGAGACTTCTAATCTTCACGGACAGCGTTGAAACAAAAGGATTATTCGGCCTTTTGTGCCAAATTTTGTGTCAATTATCGGTTTTGTGCGACCATCTGACCGTGTCGGCCGCGTCCATACCGTCGGCCCATGCTTCGTAAAGGTCAGCCTGATCATCGACATCATAGGGTGTGATAACGTAGAGGCTTTCGGGGCCGGTTATCTGGCCGTGGTGAAAGCCGAGGACCCACGCCTCGGCTTGCTCGGGCGTCAGTCCTTCTGGTGGCGTCGGCTCTGGGATGATGACGCTCATGCGGTCTTTTCCTCTTCGCTGTCTGGCGGCGCTGCCCTCCCGATCGCAGATGCCGCGCGGTCGAAGGCGGTGGTGGTTTCGTCTGCGCCGATGTGCATGTAGCGGGCGGTGACGGCGATGGAGCTGTGGGCCATGGCCTTTTGCAGCTCGAGCAGATCGGCGCCGCCCTGGCGTGCCCAGGTGGCGAAGGTGTGGCGCAGATCGTGCCAGTGGAAGTCGACCAGCCCTGCTGCGGCGCGGGCCTTGTCCCAGCGCTTGCGGAAGTTGGTGAGATCGAACACTGGGCCGCGCAGCTGCACCACCTTGGCCGATTCGGGGGCGGGCTTGTCGGCAGCAGCGGCGGTCTGGCTGGCGCGGTGCTGTTTCAGCAGCTCGAGCAGCGGCGCGGCGATGCCGACCACCTGGGGCTTCCTGCCCTTGCCTCTGGGGATCGTGATCGTGCGGCCGCGCAGGTCGACCTGGTGCCATTCGATGCCGAGCATCGCCGTCTTGCGCAGGCCCGTGGCGACGGCGGCCGTGATCGCCAGCTGCATGCCCGAATCCGCCGCGGCGATCAGCGCGTCGAATTCCTCACGGCTCAGGAAGCGGACGCGGTGTTCATTCTCCGGGTAGCGCAGGCGCTTCCAGTCGATCGCCGGTGCGGCCAGGCCGTGCGCGTTCACCGCGTGGTTGATCGCAGCCTTGAGCACCGCCAGGTCGCGGTTGATCGTCGGGCGATCGATGCCGGCGCCGCGGCGCTTGGCCCGATAGTCCATCAGCTGGCGCGTCGTCAGGCTGGTCAGCGGTTGCTGCGTATCGAGCAGCGAATCGAACAGCGTGATCTTCTGCCAGACGAAGCTGTGGCTGCGCAGGTGCTGGGCGTGATCGGTGTAATAAGTGCCCAGCACATGGGTGAGCTTCCAGCTTTCGGGGCGCTGCGGCGCGGCCTTCAGGTCGGCCAGCAGGGCAGCGGCTATCGCCTGCGCGTCTGCTTTTCTCTCAGCTTTCGTGCTGCCGCGATATCGGCGACCGTTGTGGGTGAACGCGTACCACCAGTAGGGGGAGCCTTCTCTTTTGTGGATTCGCATGTGCGGTGCCTCTTGGCGAAATCGACCAGATCCTCTGCAAGATAGCGAACAGACGCTCCCACCTTCACATAGTCAACCTTTCCTGCCTTGCGCAGATCGCGCAGCGTGCGCGCCGAAAGCGCGATCATCGCGGCGGCTTCTTCCTCGCGCAGCAGGATAGGATCGGGCGCGGATGCCATCACGCGGCCCTTCTGTCGATCGGCAGCGGCTTGCCATCGGGGCCGAACATGTCGGCGAGAAGGCTGGGGGCGGGTTGCGGAAATGATGGGCGAACCATTTTGCCGGCATCGGGCAAATGGTCGGGTGCGGGGCGCCGCGCGCGAAAGGCCTGGCGCAGGGTCTGCAGGCGGTGCAAGGCGCGCAGCGCATCGGTCAGGCCGAGGAAGCGGGTGCCCAGGTCGACGCGGCCCTCGCGCTCGATCTTGGTCATCACGGTGGCGCGCGCGCGCGTCAGCTCTGCGATGGTGTCTGCCAGCGGGCAAAGGTCATCGGCGCGCGACTGGCGATCGCGCGGGCTGATGCCGTGGCCGGGGCCGCCGACGATCCATGCCTCTGCCGCTGCCCAGGGCATCAGCGCGCGGTTGGCCGAGACGCTGTTGACGCTGCCCTGTTTGATCGCCCGCGTGGCCATGGCAATGCGGCGGTCGAGCTCGCGGGTGATAAAGGGGGTGTCAGGCATCGCTCGTCTCGCGGTTCGCCAGCTCGAGCAGCACGTCGGCATGGCAGGGCTGGTCAAGCGGGCACCAGCAGGCGAGGTTCTTGCCGCGCAGTTCTGAAGGATCGGGTGGCGCAGGTGCCTCGACAGTCGGAGATACGCCCAGCGGTTCATCGTTCAGATACAAGCCGCAACCTTGGATCCGCATCCCGCCGCGCTGTGCAGTGATCCATTGCCGAAAAGCCTTGATGCTTGCTGCACGACGGCCCGCAGGATCGCCCTTTTCGCCAAACGCAAGCGCGGTCCAGCAGTGCTCTGCCTTGCGAAAATCGAACGGGTTGCCGAACTTGGTAGAGCGATCGACCTTCACCGTGTTCTCGGGCATGCGCCAGCCCTTGGTGCGGCGCAGCTGAATGCGGACAGGGCGGTCGGTCATCGCGCCCACTCCCGCGATTTCCTGCCCAGCCAGAACGGGATGAACCCGATGGCCAAGATAGCCCCAGCGGTAAGCACGAACGGCCAGCCTGCAGAAATCGGGACAATCCAGACCTGGTTGGACTTGCTAAGCCGCTGCCACCAGAAGCCGGCGCAGAACAGTCCGACAACGACGCCAGCGAGATAGACCGCCATCAGGATATCGGCCCAGTTCATGGCCGCACCTGCGGCATGGCATCGTGCGTTACGCCGTCGAGCAGGCGGCCTGCGCGCTTCTTGCCGATCGGCACAGCGAGGATGCCCGGTTGAAAGAACTCATTGACGCTTTCGCCTTTTCGAGCAGCGCGGCATTCGTCGCCGTCCCATCGGCGCCAGCGCGTCAGGCGGGTCATCTGAAGCGGTGGTACAAAATCGACGCCGTTGTTTTCGTTCGCCACTGCCTGGGCTGGCATCCATTCCCCCCACTGCTTGAAGAAGAACGGTACGCCGGCGGCGGCGCACTGGTCGCGCAGGGCGCGTGCCCAGTCGGGGTGCATCGTACGCGCGCCCGGGCCGCTTTCGCCGCCGACGATGACCCAGTCGATCGTCGGATCGAACGCCCACTGGCCGTCATCCGATGGGATCGAGTAGCGCCACGGTGCATCGCTCGGGCAATTCTCGCAATGATATTCAGGCTCGCTGCCGCAACAGGCACCCGTCGGGTCGAAGTAGGCACGCAAATCCACCGGCCCCAGCACCGGCTCGCAGGACAGGAAGCGCACGGCCGCCGGGGTGGCAAGCAGGTCGGGGATGCGTTCGTCCGCGCGCTTCTGGTCCTCGACCGAGACGCCCAGCCAGACGTTGGGCATGGGCCATGTCGCACTGCCGCCCTGTCCGCGATACCCGCGCACCAGGCCGTTCATCAGAAACGCGGCATTGGTGATGCTGTCGCCGGCCTTGGACGTGTCATGCGCCGCCAGATACTCCCGCATCCGCGCGCTGCGTTTGGTCAGCACCTGGAAGGTGTGCTGGGGGCAGAGCGCCATCACGGCGAAGACGCGGTCGATCACCTCGTCGGGCACCGATCCATGGAACAGGTCCGACATGCTGTTGACGAAGTACATGGTCGGCTTGCGGCGGCGCAGCGGCTCGAGCATCGCCTTTTCGTTCACCGCGACCTTGCCGGTCCAGACCGGGCCTGCCTTGCTGGGCTGTGTGAGCCCGGCATAGACCGGCGCAGTGGCCTCTATCCGGCCCAGGCGCGCGGCGGTGCGCATGGCGTAGCAGTTGGTGCAGCCGGGGCTGACCACGCTGCATCCGGCGATCGGGTTCCACGTCGCCTCGGTCCATTCGATGCTGGTCATCGGCATTCCCTCCCAATCACGCGCTTGTTGTCCCAGCGTTCGCGATATTCGGCGTTGCCGGTGCGCAGCTGGTGGCAGGCGATGTTGACGCCATCGGCATAGACCACGGCCAGGGTGCGTCCGTATCGGTCGCGGCCCAGGCGGCGGATGGTCAGCCGCTTGCCGGCGATCACCGCTTGCAGCGATTGCCTGCTGGCGATCGGGTCGCCGGGCGGGCAATCCATGCCGCGCCGGCAATGGCCGCGCATCTCTGGCGCGTTGATGCCGGTCAGGCGGATGCGTTCATCGGCACAGCGGATGGTGTCGCCATCGGTGACGGTGCAGGCGGGCAGGCTGGGCAGCGCCAGCAGCAGGGCGACGGCGATCATGCGCGAGCCTTTCGTGCTTCAGGGATCCAGCGCTGGCGGGTGCCGTCGGGCTGGATGATCGACCAGTCGCCCTCGCGCACGCGGGTCATGCCGGTGTTCATCACGATCACGGATCCGCGCGAGGCAGGGCGGTGTTCGGGGCGATAGCGGGCGATGGTCATGCCGCACCTGCGCGCAGAACGTTCAGCAGGGCGAGGCCGGTGACCAGCAGGACAGACAGCACGATCAGCGCATCGCCCAGTTCGCGCAGCCAGCCCTTGATGTCCATCAGCGCGGCGGCGATTTCGTGTGCCTGGGCGCGGGTCATGCTGCTCTTCTGAGTAAAGCGGACATCGTCTATGGTGCGGGTCGCAACAACAGGTTGAGAGGAAACAGCATCATGACGGAAGAAGAGCTTGTAGCACTGCGACAGCACGTTGCTTTTGCCAGAATCACTGGTCACATGGCGGCTCAGATGCTGCTGAGAATTATGCCCGTCCTCACGAAGCAAGGCCATCTTGCGCCGGGCGGTATTGAAGTCATGCATGCCCTGCTCCTGCGTCATGAGAATGACCCGGTTTTTTCGCCTGAAGACCGCGCAATCTTCGCATCATGGCGCGCCCAGCTCGGGAAAGAAGACCCGCTGTAGGTTCGAACGGCGCGGTGCCGATCGCGGCATCGGTAATCCGCGTGGTTTCTCGCAGCGCCCGGTGAAAGGTTTCGTTCATGCCGCCGCCCTCCGGTTGTACCGGCGCTTGGGCGGCCAGCTTTCGCACAGGGTGGCGGGGGAGAGGCGGCGCGTGCCGCTGGCCTGGCCATGGCGCGGGCTGTCGCCGGTGACGGTGACCGTGCCGTCTTCATTCGCGCTGATGATGCGGACCTGGTTGCCGGTCCTGCGTTCGTAACCGAAGCTGCCGGGGTGCGGGTACTGGGCTGGTGCCTTGAGCATGTACGCCTCCTTCAATGGAGGCGTAGTTGTTTCATAAAACGAAACTTAAAGTCAAGCCCAAAAGTTTCGCATTATGAAACCATTGGCACAGCCAGGCAGAATGGATGTTTCTGCGAATCGTGCACTCGCAAGCCTATCGTGATGGGAGGCATGTAGGAAAGTCGATTTTACGATCTCTGCAAATCGGATTCGCTAATCCAGAAATCGTCGCCTTGACCTATTCCGGGTCAGCAAGGCAGGTGATCGGATCAGGCTGGGGCATGGTCTTGCAATCCCACAGCGACTCTTCATAGCCGGTATTGCGATTGATGGCATAGCGATAGCGAATGCCAGCTACCTCGGGACCAGTGAATGGCATGGCGCCCGGTAGGGAGGTGCCTGCTTCCCAGATGTACACCTGGCAGAACGCAGCAGCTCCACACCGTGCTTTCGCCATGGAGGGCCATTTGTCAGGGGAGACGCCATCAGGCGCATTTGCGGCAAAGATCGAAGCGCTAATTTCCTTCGCCTCAAGCGTCGGTGCGGCTTTCTCGCTTTGAACAGGTTCCTGGGATTCGCAGGCAGACAGTGTCACCACTGCAGTCGCGCTCAGTCCCACCAAGAAAGCTCTATTCACCGGCCACCTTTCGTTTGCCGTGCCAGACATCGTCTTCCTCAGCCTGATAGCTGGAACGGCTTTCCGCGGCAATGGTGATGGCGGAGTCGCGCAGCCGGCGAAGAGCCATGGCCTGCTCCGGCGGCATCAGCAATTCGAACGGCTGCACATTGAGTGCAAAGGCGGCCTCATTGATGTCATCCCGCTTATAGGGTTGCTTGCCGCTGACGAGGAAAGAGGTCTTGCGCTTGTCCCAGTCGGTAAGGCGCGCCAGGTCCGCCTGCTTGATCCGCAGTGTCTCCAGCCATTCAGCCAGATACCAGTCGTGAAACGGGGCTGCTGCCATGTTTCGATCATAGAAACTAAGGCGCAGCCAGTCGTTTGCACAGAGCGAAACTTTTTCGCTTGACGATTTGTTTCGTTTTATGAAACAAAGCCGCATGAACATCGCAGAACTCAGAGCCGAGATGGGCGTTTCGCAGGAAGAGTTTGCCGCGCTCATCGGCCTATCTTCCAAGGGCAATGTCAGTATCATCGAGCGGGAAAACCGCTGCGGGCTGCGCGTCGCGCTGAAGATCGAGCAGCTTTCCGACGGGCGCGTGGATGCCGCGACGCTGAACGATGAAGTGCGACTGTCGAGGCATGGTCTGGATCATGTGCCAGTCCATACATCCGGAACGGACACACGGTCACCGGGAAGCTGCGAGGCGATTTCCCCGGAATATCGCGAGATTAATGGTTCGGGCGCTGCTGCTGGCGCTGGGGCCGAAGGGGTGGCGACGGCGATCACCGCCACCCCGGAGGCCGCACGATGACCCTGACCGTCAGGCAGCAGCTGCTGAAGCGAGCAGCCAGGGAACTGGTTGGCGCGGCGCACGGGATCGAGGCGGCGGCGGACATCCTGGGCAAGGGCAAGAGCGCGGTCGGGCGTTGGGTCAACATCAACGACGAAGACTATTCGATGCCGATCGACGCGGTCGCGGCGCTCGAGGCGGTGACGCATGGCACCGCTGGCGCGCCGCAGGTGACGCGCGAGCTGTGCCGTCTGGCTGGCGGGGTGTTCGTGCCGCTGCCCGATAGCGGCGGCACCGATGGCGAGCTGCGCGCCGGGGTGATGCACCTTTCTGCCGAGCTGGGCGATGTCGCGCGCGAGATCGACCGCGCGCTGGGCGATGGCCGCGTGTCGACGCGCGAGGAAAGCGCGATTCACCGGCAGATCGACGAGCTGATCGGCAAGGCGGTGGAGCTGAAACAGGCGGTGACGCTGATGGTCGACCGTGATGGCGCCTCCCGCAGAAATGGGGGGTCGCAGGCGTGAGCATGGATTTCATCGCGGGCTTTGCCTGCTGCTATCTCATCGCGGGATTCGTGTTCATCTGTTCGCTCGGTTTGCCTGAAGACCTGCGGCGCGTCGACAATGTCGTCAACGCGCTGATGCTGATGCTGGTCATCCTGATCTGGCCTTATTGGTTGTTGAGCGACGATGCCTGAGCGCGCGCCTGTGTCTTCTGCATCTGGCGAGCCGCGGTTCGTGCTGGGGCCACTGACGCTCTATGTCGAGGTGGCGGCCATGGAGGCGTGGCTGGAGCGCGCGGCGCCGGGCGACGAGCTGGTCTATGCCACCGGCCCCGCGCTGGGTCGCGATGCGCCTGCCGCCGTGCTGGCGCGGCAATGGGCGCAAGAGGGCGAGGTGGCGACGCATGTGCGGCGCACCGGCCCGGGCCGTGCGCTCGAGCATTTCATGCGCCGACGCGAGCCGCCGGTGCAGCCGCGATCGGGCGGTAATGGCGCTGGTGGGGCGCGGTTGTTCGGCAATGCGCGGCGCGGATCGGCGCGGCCTACGATGACGCTGCCGGCGGATTTCGAGGGCAGCGACGAGGGGCGGATGCTGGCGGCGCTGACGCGCGTGGCAGACGCCGGCGCGGTCTGCCCGAGCAATGGCGACCTGGCGCGGCATCTGGCGCTGAACAGCCGCGATCGCGCGCAATATCTGATCGTCCGCCTGGCGCGGGCGGGCCTGATCCGCGTGGAATCGGCCAGCAGCTTCGAGGGGCGCATCGTCACCATCGTGGCGACGGGGCGGAAGACCGGCAGCAGGGAAAGGGCGCGGGCGTGACAAACCGGGGCAAGAACAAGACGCATCCCGAGAACGTGCTGACCCATGAAGAGGCGGCGCGGTTTATGGCCGAGGTCAATGAATGGCTGCTGACCACCGGATCGGTGTGGTCGCATCTGGCGCGGTCTGCCGGGGTGTCGATCAACCTGCCGAATTCGGTGCGCGAAAAGAAGCACGGCATGCTGCGCGTCACCCAAGCGGCGCTGGCTGCAGAGATTGCGCGCCACCCGCAGGGGATGCCCGCATCGCGCGCGGCGCAGCAGCCGGTCCGCTATCTGGGCGCGAGCGAGGCACAGGCGCTGGGCGCGCTGGTGAAGGCCTGGCTGGAGCGCACGGGCACGCCTGCCTGGCGCATAGGCAGCGCGGTGGGGCGCAACGATGTGGCGATCGAGCGGCTGACCAGTGGGCAGGCCACGCGCGTGTCGGTGCGGGTCGCAGCGCGGCTGAACCAGCTGATGGAGCAGCATCCCGAGGGGATGGACGCATCACGCACCAAGGCATCGATCGCGCTGCCGCAGAGCGACGTGCCGCCGCCACCGCTGGTCGACCCGCTGGCCGAGCGCCGTGGCGAGGCAGAGCGCCGCCATGCGGCCTGGGTGGCCCAGCAAGAGGCGGAACATCAGCGCAAATATGGCCGCCCGCTGGGGCGTCGGATCAGGGAGATGGTGGTGTGAGCGGCAGCGGGATGATTGCGGCGCGGCCCGAGGGGCTGGCAGTGGACTTTTCCGGCGAGCCCGGGGGTTGTGTTTCGGGATGGGATGGGCCCGTGCGCTGTGAACCTTTCATGGCGTTTGCCCCGGCATCGACGGTCACCATCGACGATCAGAGCGACGCGGGGTCGTGGGCGCGGGCGCTGGCCGAGCGGCCTGATCCGCTCTGGGGCGACAGGGTGAGTGGCGACGATGAAATCGCGGCGGCGCTGGCGGTGCAGGCGCGGGTGCATGCGCTGGGCATTCTGATGCTCGCGGCGGCCAAGTGCACCGAGGTGAACGCGCTGGCCGATTCCGGGCGGATCGATCGCGACGGGGCGGACCTGTTCATCCGCCGATATTCGGAAAGCATCTGCGAGATCGTGGCCGAGCTGGCGCCGGTCTTGCCCAAGGGGAGCAATTGACATGGCGCGTGGTCAGAACACGGCGGCGGCGACGGTGAGCCTGCCGAGCGGGTCGCTGAAGGCGGCGCTGAAATCGGTGATCGCGGCGGTCGAGACTAAGAACACGATTCCCATCCTGGCGAACGTGCTGATCAGCGTGACGCGCGAGCATCTGACCGTGACCGCGACCGACCTGGATATTGAGCTGACGCGGCAGGTGCCTGTCGGGCAATCGTCCGGCAGCTGGGCAATCACCGTGCAGGGCCGGGTGTTCGATGCGGCGGTGCAAAAGCTGTCCAAGGACAGCGAGGTGGTGCTGCAGCTGCAGCATGGCCGGTTGATCATGCGCTGCGGCCGTGCGCGGTTCAGCTTCCCGACTCTGCCGGTCGACGATTTTCCGCGCATCGCCTGCCTGGACTGGGCGGCGCAGTGGGAGATGGAGGGCGCAGGTCTGGCCGAGGCGCTGGCGCACGTGCGCCCGGCGATGTCGGCCGAAGAGACGCGCTATTATCTGAACGGGGTGCAGTTCGAGCGGCGGGCAGATGAGGATGGCGCGGCAGCGCTGTTCGTGGTCGCGACCGACGGTCACCGGCTGCACCATGTGACCCTTGCCGCGCCCGAGGGGAGCGAGACGCTGGCCGACAGCATCGTGCCGCGCAAGGCGGTGCCGATCATCCAGACATTGTGCGCCGAATCGCGCGTCGATGTGGCGTTTACGCCTGGCAAGATGCGGGTCGAGGCGGGCGAGACGGTGCTGGTCTCCAAGCTGATCGACGGGAATTTCCCGGACTGGCGGCGGGTGCTGCCCACCGGTGCAACCAGCGAATGCCGGTTCGATCCGCGCGCGCTGGAAGATGCGCTGGGGCGGGTGATCGCGATCAGCAACGACAAGACGCGGGCGGTAAAGCTGGAGTTCGGGGCGAGCTCGATCGAGCTGAGCTGCACCTGCCCGGAGACGGGCACGGCGAGCGAAACGATCGAGGCCGAGGGCAACTGGACCGGCTTGCATTTCGCCATCGGCTTCAACGGGCGGTTCCTGGCCGATGTGCTGGCGCAGCTGCCCGGTGAAAGCGCGTCGGTGCGGTTCAGCGACAGCACGGGCCCGACGGGGTGGAGCAAGGGCGACGCCAGCGACCGCGCGTGCGTGCTGATGCCGATGCGGGTCTGAGCGGGCGGTGGCCAGCAAGGACGAACGCGACATGGATGCGCTGGCCGATCTGGTGGCGCGCCACGGCAGCATCGCCCGCGCGGCCCGCACGCTGAAAATGAGCATCTATCGGGCGGAATCGCTCTGGGCGCAGATCTGCGCGGGATTGGGATGGCAGGCGAAATGAGTGTTTTCAGCGAAGACATGATCGGTCGCTTCGGCTGCATCCTGGCGGATCCGCCCTGGGCGTTCGAGACGCACAGCGGCGAGACGATGACTCCGCATCGGTGTGCCGAAGACCATTACCAGACCATGACGCTGGAGCAGATGGCGGCGCTGCCGGTGGGCGACATCGCGGCGAAGGACTGCGCTCTGTTCATGTGGGTGGTCGGCAGTCATCTCGAGGAATCGTTCGCGCTGGCGCGGGCATGGGGATTCACGTTCAAGACCGACGCGTTCTACTGGCTGAAGCAGAAGCTGATCGGCGCCAATCAGATAGACCTTTTCACCGGTGACATTGCCGAGCTGCGCATGGGGTTCGGATACTGGACGCGCAAGCAGGTGGAGCCGTGCCTGCTGTTCACGCGGGGCAACCCGGCGCGGCAGGCCAAGGGCGTGCGGCAGGCGATCGTCGAGCCGCGACGCGAGCACAGCCGCAAGCCCGATGCGCAATATGAGCGGATCGAGGCGCTGGTCGCCGGGCCGCGGATCGAGCTGTTCGCCCGTCAGCAGCGGCCAGGCTGGGAATGCTGGGGCAACCAGACCGACAAGTTCGGGGTCGCGGCATGAAGCCCCCGATCGTTCCGATGTTCTGCGGTCGTTGCCAGCGGCAGACGCGCGAGGCGTTGACGCGGTGGCACCAGCTGTTCGTGTGCCCTGCCTGCCTCGACGAGCTCGACACGCCACTGTCGCCGGTGACGCGCACGATCGCGCTCGATCGGGCGCTGACGGACCGGTTGCTGCCGATCGCCAGCCAGCGCGGCATGCCGGTGGCGGTGCTGGCGACGCGGATCCTGGACGTGATCAGCCATGAAACGGTGCTGATCGACAATCTGCTGGATGAGGAAGAGTGATGGCGGGGCGAAAGGCTATTTGCGCACGCGATATCAACGCTGGGCCAGGCACGTGCTACTATTGGTGGGACAGCTGCCCAGCGAAGATTGCGCACTGCTTCGACCGGTTCGTTCGCGAAAACGGCGGTACGATCGACATGGCCAAGGCCCATGACTGGGCCGCCGCCCGAGACAAGGCGCTGGAGCCACAGCGCAAGCTGGATCTGGGCGAGGCGGCATGATGGGCCGTGTTCTGGTCGCCTGCGAGCGCAGCGGGGTGGTGAGGCGGGCGTTCGAGGCGATGGGCTGCGATGCCTGGTCCTGCGACACCATGCCTGCCGATGATGGTAGCAACCGGCATATCACCGGCGACGTGCTCGACCATCTGGACGACGGTTGGGACCTGCTGATGGTGGCGCATCCGCCCTGCACGATCCTGTGCAACAGCGGGGCGAAGCATCTGTACATCGGCGGGCGCAAGGCGAACGGGCGGGACCCGGCGCGCTGGACGGAGCTGGAGCGGGCAGCGGCGTTCTATCGCCGGTTGCGCGATGCAGTCCAGATTCCGCGCAGGGCGATCGAGAACCCGGTGATGCATGGTCATGCCATCGCTCTGACGCAGCGGGGGCCGGTGCAGTTCGTGCACCCCTATTTCTTCGGCGAGCCGTTCTTCAAGAACACCGGCCTCGAGCTGATCGACCTGCCGCGCCTGGTGCCGACTGCCATGCTGACGCCGCCGCTGCCGGGCACCGCAGAGCACAAGGCATGGTCGCGCTGCCATCGCGAGCCGCCGGGACCCGATCGCGCGCGACGGCGCAGCCAGACCTATCCGGGAATCGCAGCGGCGATGGCCGCGCAATGGGCGCCGCTGATCGGCGGCGCTGAGAGGGAGAAGGCGGCGTGACGATCGATCGGTTTGCGCCCGACAATCTGGGGCTGCGCGCGCAGATGTTGGTGGCGGCCAATGGGCTGCGGTTTTCGGCGGTCACCTTCCTGCGCGAGCAGGGGGTGCCTGCGCGGTGGCTGGCCGAGGCCTGTGCGGCGGGCGAGATCGGGCGGGCGATGGTGAGCTATTCGCGCGATCGCGAGCTGTTCGAGTTGGCCGAGGGGGCGGGCGAGATCGCGATCATCCTGCCGGTGGTCGAGGACGGCATCGTCACCGACCTGGTGGCGTTCGATCCGCGCCAGCCCGATGGCTGGGCGCTGCGCTGCGGCAACGGCGTGATGCTGGGCAGGGACCTGTGGAGCGCCAATGCCTGGATGCCACCGCGCGCGACGGGCTGGGCCGAGGCCCCGGCGCTGAAGCTCTATGCCAACCCGCTGCAATGGGTGCGCGGGGGCGGGGATGGCCTCTGCCTGCTGGCCTGGACGCCCGCGACCATGGCGATGCTGCGCGCGCTGGGCCCGAACCGGATGATCGTGTGCGAAGACGAGCGCTTTGCGGCGGTGGTCGAACAGAAGATGGCCGAGCGGCAGGGTCTGCCGGCGGTGCGGGTAATGATGCCCGAGATGGTGCTGGAGGCGGCGGAATGATCGATATCGTTGATGAACTGAGGTGCATTGACCGCTTTGGCCGCGCCCAAAATCGAATTCTATCGTACCCGGCTGGTCATCCGGTCTGCCAGCGCGCTGCCGACGAGATCCAGCGCCTTCGTGTTGTATTTGTCGACCGCGATGGTGCGTACGTGCCAGAAGCCGCAAAATCCGGCGTCGCCAATTGGCGTGCCGGGTTGGACGATCTGTCGCGCGAACTGTTGTCGATCCTGGCGAATATCCAGACAGCGGCAACCATGAGCGCTGTTCTGGTTAACGATCCTGAAGAGCAGGCTGCATGGGAGGCGGTGCGCGACAAGGCGGCGGAGGGTGCGCAAGCCTATCGCAAGGCGAAGTATCCGCCAGCAACGGACCAGCAGGCCGACTGACCCATGCCCCGCAATCCTGCAGCAGAATCCACCGGGCGCAAGGCGCGTCCCGGCAAGGAGAGCGCCGCCGCTGGTGCCGCCTCGCCTGCCCCCGCGCCCCCCGGCGATGGCGTGGCCGATGGCCAAGCGGATGGAAGGAAGCCGCCGGTCGGTCGGATCGTCACGCCTGCCGACCCCGAAAAGGACCGGGCGTGCGCGTTCCTGCCGCGCACCGACCTGGGCAATGCCGAGCGGTTTGCGCTGCGTTTTGGCGATTCGTTCCGCTTCTGTCAGGAAATCGGGTGGTTCGCCTGGGACGGCCGCCGCTGGCAGCTGCTGAGCGAGGAAAAGGACAAGACGCCCGCGCGCGTGATGCAGGCGGTGCATGCCACGGTGCGCGGCATCGGCCACGAGGCGGACCTGATCGCCGAGAGCGGGTTCAAGGTGCCGCCCGAGCCGCACTGGGACGCGTCGCAGATGCTGGCGCACGAGGCGCAGCAGCGCGACCGGCTCGATTACTTGGTGGGCGAGGGCAAGAAGGCGGTGCCGTTCAGCGAGCTGCTGCGCCGCTGGGCGAAATCGAGCGAGGATGGTGGGCGGATCAACAAGATCCCCGGCATCGTGAAATCGCTGGCGGGCGTGGTAATCGCGCCCGGGGAGCTGGATAGCGACCGCATGGCGATCAACTGCCTGAACGGCACGCTGCGCTTCGAGCGCAAGGCCGAGAAGCGATCAAGCGAAGAGGTCGCCGCGGGCAAGAGCGAGTGGCATATGGGGCCATGGCGCGCCGTGCTGCACCCGCACCGGCGCGAGGACCTGATCACCAAGGTGACGCGGGTGGAGTTCAACCCGCGCAAGCAGTGCGCGAAATGGTCGGCGTTCCTCGAGCGGGTGCAGCCCGACCCAGCGATGCGGCGGTTCCTGCTGCAATGGGGTGGCCTATCGCTGACCGGCGAGATCGGTGACCAGAAGCTGGCGTTCTTCTGGGGCGGTGGCTCCAACGGCAAGGGCACCTGGGTGGAGACGGTAGCGCACATTGCGGGTGATTATGCCGGGTCGACGCAGATCGAGACGTTCCTGGACCAGGGCGTGAAGAAGCGCGGCGACCAGGCCAGCCCCGACCTTGCCCGGTTGCCCGGCGTTCGCTTCCTGCGCGTATCGGAACCTTCCACGGGCGCGGTGCTGAACGAAGGGCTGGTCAAGATGGTGACCGGGGGCGACCCGGTCGACGCGCGGCACCTGAACAAGTCGTTCTTCACCTTTCTGCCCGAGTTCAAGATCACCATCAGCGGCAACAACAAGCCGAAGATCAAGGACAAGACCGACGGCATCTGGCGACGCATGCAGATGGTGCCCTGGTCGGTGCAGATCCCGAAGGAAGAGCGCGACCGCACGCTGCCCGAGCAGCTGCGCGCCGAGGCCGACGGCATATTCGCCCAGCTGGTCACCGGCATTCTGGACTGGCTGCAGAACGGCCTGATCGAGCCCGACGAGGTGCGCATGGCAACCGATCGCTATCGCGGCGACGAGGACGATGTGGGCCGCTTCCTGGCCGATTGCTGCGAGGTGGGCGGCGACCCGAAGACGGTGCGCGTGCGATCGAGCGAGCTGCACCAGATGTACACCGCCTGGGCCAAGCAGGCGGGTGGCTCCGAGATCGGCCTCAAGCGCATGAAGGTGGAGCTGGAAAACAAGGGCTTCGAGCAGGTGACCAGCAACGGGGTGTGGTGGACACGGATCCGCGCGCTGGTGACGCTGGAGCAGGTCGAGCGGGGCGACTGGGGCGGCTCTGCTGCTGGCGAGCCCGATCCGCCGCCGCCGGACGCCATTCCGGGGTGGGATTGATGCGGATTGCAGGGTCGTTCGGGCTTGGGCCCCCTGCTGTGCCTTCCACGTGGAGGGGTGCGGAAGGATGATATCTGCCGGGTGGAGGGGAAGAAAGCGCGGTTTTCTGCGGGAGACGTGCGCCTTTGGAAGGATGGAAGGCAAATCCGCGCAAGTTCCGCACGCATGCGCGCAGGAAAGACACATGCGGGATATAGTCACATTTCCCTTCCATCCTTCCATAGCCTTCCAAGAGGAAGGTATTCAGATGGTTCAATGCTTTGATGTTGTTGAGTTTTTCGTGTTTTTCGGGGTTGGAAGCTTTCCTTCCAGCGACGGTTCCAAGAGGGTTTTGCGAAATGGAGGCTTCCGATGCGGGGTGACTGGCGATTGCGGGCCGAGTTCTGGGTGCTGATGGCGGTGTCGATCGTGGCGCTGCTGGCTGGGGTGAAGGGATGCGTGGGATGGTGATCGATGATGTGCTGAGCTTTGACGAGGTCGAGGCGGCGTTGATGGACGCGATGGAGTATCTGGCGCGGATGCCCGATCGTGAGCGGGGCTGGCTGTCCGCTGCGCAGCGCTCGAGCATGCCCGAGATCATCCGTGCGACATGGCTGGGCGATTATGGCGATGGCGAGGCTGTGCCGCGCGGGGCGGGCCTCTCGCGCGCGAATGTGCAGCATGTCGAGCGGTGGCTGACAGGCGAGCGGGCGCTGGTGCTCGCGGTGCCGGCAGCGCATCGCAGGCTGGTCGGCCTGGTGCTGCGGCACAAGCGCGAGCACGAGGGCGGCGGCTTTGCCTGGAGCGATGTGTGGCGGGTGTTCGGCGATGCGTCGGTGACCAGCGATGCGCTGCGCAAGCGCTATGAGCGGTCGATCGGTATGGTAGCGCGGGCGGTGAACGGTCCCGCACGGCGCGCCGCGTGACGCGCCGTGCGGGTGTCAATTGCCTCAGCTGTTACAGTTCGGCAGATTTAGAAGGTTGTTCGGTGGAAACCCGTCTCTTTCGGTGGTCAGATAGGGTGGTCCATACAGGTTGTGCCTTCGGACCACCACCGCGACCTCCATCCCGAACTTGAGGACATAGAATTGATCGGAACCACGATTGATGCGATTGATCACTTCATCAATCGGCATACTCCATCGAAACGGGTAGATCCCGCCCAAGCTGTCAATCCTTCGATCGTGATCTGCTCCGTCGGGAACGATGCAGTCTACTCGGTAACGCGTCATGTGACATTCCTTGTTGCCAAGGCCGATGGTGCGACGCATAGTTTATCTGCAAAGGATGTCGTACCAACGGCGTTTGCAGCGACCGAGGCCCCACTACAAGCCTCGGTCGCCATTGCATCCGATGCCGCATGCATCGAACGCAACACCTATACTGCCGCGATTCGGTTTGGGCGCAAGCCAATAGAAACAAAAAATGTGGAAAATGGCCGGTTGACTTTGGCCAAATGTCAGCTTTTCCGGCTGAGCAACGTGTCAAGCGGTTCTCAGATTGCGCAGTGAAATAAACTTTGTCCGTTTGCGCAGTGATTGGGGTATTCATGGAGATGTGCTGGGGAAGTGCGCATCCCGGCGGCGGTGCGCGGTTCGGTTCGGTACATCCTCTCCTGACCTTCAGCGGGCGGCGGGCTTCGGCTCTGCCGCCCGCTGGCGTTTTGGGGCAAGGTACAACGGGTGGTGCATGGGCAGGCTGAAGGCGATGCCGAGCAGGTTGAAGGCCTCGCCGCCCAGGCTCAAGCCGCTGCCTAAGGTGGCGCTGAGCTTCTATCAGTCGCCCGAGTGGCGGCAGCTGGTGCGCGACATCAAGCGGGTGCGCGGTGCGTTCTGCATCGTCTGCGGCTCTGACAAGCGGATCATCGGCGATCATATCGTCGAGATCAGGGACGGTGGCGAGAAGCTGGACCCGATGAACGTGCAGCTGCTGTGCCATGCGTGTCACCAGCGCAAGACGGCTCGAGAACGGGCCAAGCGGGCTGTCGGGCACGCCGGATGACCGGGGGGTGGTTGAAAGTCTGCAGGATCGCGGCCGCGCGCACCGCCGTTCCTCTCATTTGGAGATTTTTTTCTTGTGACTGGAATTTCGGACGACACGCCGGGCCTGTTTGGCTGGGTGCCAGCGCCACCGCGTGGGCAAGGGCGTCCGGCCTTCCAATGGTGCCGAGAAAAATCCAATAAAATCATGGTCTTGTTCGCTAGCGGATATCGCGAAACCGATGTCGCCAAAGTGATCGGCTGCGATGCCAAGACGCTGCGAAAGGTTTTTTCCGCCGAGTGTCGGGAGCGTGAGCGGGCCGCCCTGGTGGTGCGATCGGGCATGATGGCGCGCCTGGTCGACGAGGTCGAGAAGGGTAACGTCGCCGCGTGCAAGCGGCTCGACCAGATGATCGATGCCGAGCGCGCCCGGGCGACCGATGCGCGCCTGCGCCCGAGCGAACCGAAAGCCGCCAAGAAGGCCGCGCCCAAGGGCAAGAAGGAAGAGCAGCAGGATGCGGCGCAGGGTGTGGGTGGGCTGTTCGGCACGCGGAAGCCGCCGCCATCCGCGCTGATCAACTGAGGCCATGCGGCCCAGCTGGTCGACTGCCTGCCTTGACTGGCGGGAACGCATTGTTGCGGGCGACAGCCTGGTGCCATGCGCACCACTGTTCCCCGAAAAGGCCGAAGAGGCTCTGGCGGTGTTCTGCGCGCTGCAGGTCACCGACCTGCCGCAGAAGGATGACGGCAGCTTCCCGACGCTGGGCGAGATCTGCGATAGCCGCATTCTCGACCTGGTCGCGGCGATCTTCGGATCGCAGGACCCGGAGACGGGCCAGCGGCTAATCCGCGAATTCATGCTGTTGATCAGCAAGAAGAACGGGAAGTCGACGATCGCGGCGGGCATCATGCTGACCGCGCTGATCCTGAACTGGCGGCATCATGCCGAGCTGCTGATCCTGGCGCCCACGCTGGAGGTAGCCAAGAACAGCTTCGACCCGGCGATGGGCATGGTCAATGCCGACCCGGAGCTGAAGACGCTGCTGCATGTGGTCGAGCACCAGCGGCTGATCCGGCACCGGGTCACCAAGGCCGAGCTGAAGGTGGTGGCGGCAGATGCCGACACAGCATCGGGCAAGAAGGCCGGCATGGTGCTGGTCGAGGAATTGTGGCTGTTCGGCAAGAAGCCCAAGGCGGCGAGCATGTTGCGCGAAGCCACGGGGGGCACCTCGACCAGGCCGGAAGCGTTCGTGCTGTACATTTCGACGCATAGCGACGAGCCGCCGGCGGGGGTGTTCAAGACGAAGCTCGCCTATTTCCGCGATGTGCGGGACGGCGAGATTGATGACCCGAGCAGTCTGGGCGTGCTGTACGAGTGGCCGGAAGACCTGCTCGAGGCCGAGGCGTATCTAGACCCGGCGATGTTCCATGTCACCAACCCGTCGCTCGGGCGGGCGGTGTCGGCGGAATGGCTGGCGGCAGAGCTGCGCAAGACGCAGACCGGGGATGCTGACGAAGACTTGCAGGTCTTTCTGGCCAAGCATCTGAACGTCGAGATCGGGCTGAGGCTGCGGCGCGACCGGTGGCGCGGGGCGGACTATTGGGAAGCGGCGGGCGACCGATCGCTGACGCTGGAAAGCCTGCTGGCGCGGTGCGAGGTCGCGGTGATCGGCATCGACGGCGGCGGGCTGGATGACCTTTACGGGCTGTGCGTGGCGGGCCGCGAGCGCGATACCGCGCGCTGGCTGTACTGGTTCCGCGCCTGGGCGTGGCCCGATGTGCTCGAGCGGCGCAAGGATATCGCCGGGCTGCTGAAGGATTTCGAAGCGCAGGGAAGCCTGACGATCTGCCGCGAGGCCGAGCTGGGCGACGATGCGGACGTGGACTTCCTGCCGCAGGACATTGCCGAGATCGTGGCCATCGTGGCGCAGGTGAAGGAAAGCGGGCTGCTGCCCGAGCGGGGTGCGATCGGCCTCGACCCACAGGGCGTGGCCGACCTGATTGATGCGCTGGCGGCGGCAGACGTTGCCGACGATCAGATGGCCCCGATCGGCCAGGGCTTCCGGCTGATGTCGGCGATCGTCGGCCTGGCGCGGAAGCTGAAGTTCAACCAGGTGGTGCATGACGGGTCGCCGATGATGGCGTGGTGCGTCAGCAACACCAAGGAAGAGAAGGGGCGGCAGTCGGTGATGATCACCAAGAACGCCTCTGCGAGCGCAAAGATCGACCCGTTCATGGCGGGGTTGAACGCGACGAAGCTGTTGGAGCTGAATCCGGTGGCGGGTGGGTCGAAGCGGTCGGTTTATGAAGACCGTGATCTGGTTATTGTGTGAGGTTGTATGGCAGGCGCATTGATGACTGCGGCGGACTATTACAGCCCGTCGCGGGGCACCAGCCTGCCCTCGCCCGCCGGGGCCGGGTTCATTCGGCCCAGCGCCGGGCCTGCCGTGCCCGAGAATGTGATGGATGGTCGCAACTGGGGCGAAGCGATCTGGATGGCGCTGGGCGGTTCTTCGAGCGCCGGTTCGGCCGAAGCGGCAGCGCGGGTTTCGGCGGTGTATTTCTGCACGTCGATCATCGCGATCGCAGTCGGCAGCCTGCCGCGTGAATTTCGCGATGCGGACCAGAAGCCAGTGCTGGATTTCGCGCTTGCCGAGCTGCTCGACGAGCGCCCGAACATGCTGCAAACCGGCGACGAGTTCTGGTCCTGCATGCTGTTTCGCGCGGCGCTGGCGGGGCAGGCGTTTGCCGAGCCGGTCAATTCGCCGATCGGCCCGGAGATCTGGCCGCTGGAGCCGCGGCGCATCACGATGGATTGGGATGAACGCTGGTTCACCCTGACCTATTCGCATGACAACAAGATCCTGCGGTATCTTTCGCCGCTCGACGTGTTCTGGATCAGCGGCCTGGCCGATGCCTGTGCCAAGCCGATGACTCCCTGGAAGATGGCCAAGGGGTCAATCGACTTTGCATTGTCGCTCGAGCAGCAGGGCCGCACGTTCTTTCAGAACGGCACGCGGCTGAGCGGCATCCTGAGCACCGACCACAAGCTGTCGGATGAGGCCATCGCAAAGCTGAAGGCCGGGGTGGCCGCCTGGAAGAATGGTGGCACGCCAGTGCTGGAGGACGGGCTGAAGTACGAGAGCGTCGTTTCGAACAATTCGGATTCGCAGCTTCAGGAGCTGATCAAGCAGCGCACGCTCGAATTGGCGCGCTACTGGCATATCCCGCGGTCGATGATCGGCGAGGATGGCGGCGGTGCGAGCACGCACGAGCAGGAAGCGCTGGCGTTCGTCAAATACACGGTGCGGCCCTGGGCGCGTCGCCTGGAGCAGGCAGTGCAGCAGCGGCTGCTGACGGCCGATCAGCGGCGCCAGGTGAAGATGCATTTCAACCTGGACGGCATGCTGCGCGGCGACAGCGCGACCCAGTGGCGCAATGCCGTGCTGGCGCGCACAGCGTCGGTCCTGTCGGTCAATGATTTGCGGACCGGATGGTTCAACCAGCCCCGGATCGATGAGCCTTGGGCAGATGACGCGCGCGAACCGCTGAATAGCAACCGCGCTGCCGATACGGCATCCGGCGGCATGACCGCGCCACAGGACCGGTCGGACGCGCGGCGAATGCTGATGGAAGATATCATGGACCCGGAGGCTTGAATGCACGAGATGATTGGCCCGCGCACGCTCTGGGCGATGGAGACCAGCGCGCTGGCGCAGCTGCTGGCGCAGCACAGCCTGGATGCGGTGGTGCCGCAGGGCTTGCGCGCGCTGGCCGCGCTGGCCAGCGGTAGCGCGGCAGCCCCGCCGAAACAGCCTGACCCGATCAAGGAAGGGTCGACTTTCATCATGGCGATCAACGGGCCGCTGTCGCCGATGGGCAGTTGGTCCGGCACTTCGACCAACTGGATCGCGCGCACGGTGCGGGAAGCGGCGGCAGACCCAAAGATCGGCGCGATCATCATGAAGATCTACAGCCCTGGCGGGCTGGTGATCGGCACGGCCGAAGCGGGCGATGCGATCTTCGAGGCGCGGCAGAGCAAGCCCGTTATCGCAGTGGCGGACAGCTATGCCTTCAGCGCTGCGCACTGGCTGGCTACGCAGGCGAGCGCATTCTATGCCACCACCAGCGGCGAGGTGGGTTCGGTCGGCGTTCGCGGCGGTCATGTCGACATGTCGGGTTTCGAGGACAAGATCGGTATGAAGACGACGCTGATCGCATCGTCGCCCGAGAAGATCGCGGGTCACCCCTATGCGCCGCTTTCCGACGAGGACCGGGCCGAGATGCAGGCCGAGATCGACGAGATGAACCTGGCGTTCCTGGCCGCGATCGCGCGCGGGCGCGGCATGAAGGCGGGCGAGGTTGCGGCGGTGCATGGGCAGGGTCGCACCTTCTCGGCAACCCGCGCCGCCGCTGCCGGGGTGATCGACGGCGTGATGACGTTGCGCGATGTGGTCGCGAAATATGCGCAGCCCAGTGCGCGGCTGAAGCTGATGCGCGCGCGAGCCGAACTGCAGAACCTGACCATCGAAATCTGAACCTTTCCGCCATCAAGCGGGATGCAAGCGGCATGGATAGTCCATGTCTGCCAACGGGCGCACGCGCCCACCAAACGGCCAACCAAAGGAGATTCTTATGAATTTGGCCCTTATGCGAGCTGAAGCGCGTGCGACCAGTGCGCGGATGCAGGCTCGACTCGAAGCCGCGATCGGTGAAGATCGCGACCTGACGGCGGAAGAACAGGCGGCGCAGGATGCCGACCAGGCTGCGCTCGACAAGCAGATCGCGCGCATCAAGTCGGCAGAGGCGCTGCTGGCCAGTGCGGCGCAGATCGGTGTCGATCCGGTGGGTGCGGTGCAGCCTGTCGCCACCGTGCCGGCGCAGCCGAAATCGAAGCTGTCGAACGATGGGTTTCGCAACCTGGGCGAGTTTGCCATGGCGGTCCGCCTTGCGAACCCGGCATCGGGCGCAAGCTTCCACCGCGATGAACGCCTGGCTGCGCCGACGAACTTCCACACGGAAACCGGGGACAGCGCAGGCAGCTATCTGGTGCCTGCCGAGTTCCGCCAGGAAATCATCGATCTGGTGTTTGGCGAGGAAGACCCGTTCATGGACTTCATCACACCGGAGCCGACCTCGTCGAACCGGGTGGTCGGCCTGGGCGACGAGACCACGCCCTGGGGCACCAGCGGCGTTCAGGCAGCCTGGCGCGCCGAAGGTACGCAGATGGTCGCTAGCCAGGCCGCGCTCACCCCGCGCGAGACGCAGCTGCACGAGCTTTATGCGTTTGTGCTGGCTACCGAGGAGCTGCTGGAAGATGCCCCTCGCCTCTCCAACCTGCTCACCCGCAAGGCCGCATCCGCCATCCGCTGGAAAGCGAGCGATGCGTTCATGTATGGCGATGGCGTCGGCAAGCCGCTGGGCTGGATGAACTCGGCGGCGCTGGTGACCCAGGCCAAGAAGAGCGGCCAGGCTGCGGATACGGTAGTGGCCGAGAATATCGGCGCAGCCTATGCCCGCATGATCAACCCGATGCAGGCCAGCTGGCTGATCAACCCGGACGTGCTGCCGCAGATCATGACGCTGACGATCGGCAATCAGCCGATCTGGCAGCCGAACTTTGCGGTGTCGCCCGGCGGCATCCTGCTCGGTCGGCCGATCCTGTTCACCGAGCATGCCAAGACGCTCGGAGACAAGGGCGATATCCAGTTCGTCAACCCGAACGGGTATGAAGCCTTCCGCAAGCAGAACGGCGTCAGCTTCGCCGACTCGATCCACCTGTACTTCGATTACAACATCCGGGCGTTCCGGTGGATCTTCCGTATCGGCGGTCAGCCGGTGCTGTCGGCTCCGGTCTCGGTGCCGAACAGCAGCTCGACCAAGTCGCACTTCGTCACCATCGCCGAGCGCGCCTGATCCAACCCCATCCCTGAAGGGTCGCCCTGAAGCGGCGGACGGTTAGCACTGCCCGCCGCCGACGGTCGATTGAAGCGAAAGGAAGAACATCATGTTCGGAAACGTAAAGCCTTCGGATCGTGTCGGCGTCGTCGCCGCGATCGATCCCGATGTCACCACCGCCAGCACCGTCACCACGGGCTGGATCGATATGGCCAAGTGGGGCGCTATCATGGCCATTGTCATGGCCGGCACTCTTGGCGCGAGCGCGACCCTGGATGCGAAGCTGGAACAGGCCAAGGATACCAGCGGTACGAGCGCCAAGGATATTGCCGGCAAGGCGATCACTCAGCTGACTCAGGCGGGTAACGACAGCGACAAGCAGTCCATCATCAACTGCTTCCAGCAGGATCTGGATATCGACAATGGCTTCACGCATGTGCGGCTATCGCTGACCGTGGGCATCGCAACGTCGGATGCTGGCGCGATCGTGTTGGGCTTCGATCCGGTCAAGGGTCAGGCCAACCTGAGCGACGCGAGCACCGTCGACGAAATCGTCGCCTGATCCTGTCCCTCCATTCGCTGGTGGCACCATGCTCTTCACCCTGACGCCCATCGACGTTGCCGAGGGCTATGGTGAGGGCATCTTGCCGCTGGCGGATGCGAAGGCGCATTTGCGCATCCTGCATGATGATGAGGATCACAAGATTGCATTCTGCCGGGACGCAGCCGTCCAGGCGGTTGAGCGATACACCAATGTGCAGCTCGGTCGGACCAGCGGCATCGTGGCCAAGTTCGAGGGGTTTGGCCCCGGTATGCGGATGGGCATCGGCCCGGCGGCTACGGTGGAGGTCACGGGCATCAGCTATGTCGGCAGCGATGGTGCGCCCGTAGCAATGGATGCTGGCAGCTGGCGGCTCGATGTGCTGGGAGGGCTTTTGCCCGCACTCAACACCGCCTGGCCGACGACATACGGCCCTGTCACCGTGACCTGCACCGCTGGCTATACCGACCAGAACCGCCCGCCGGTCCTGGTGATGGCAGCACGCATGATGCTGGTCATGATGTTCGAAAACTGGGAGGCGATGCTTGCCGGCGAGGTGAGCATCGAAGCGCCCAAGGGCTTCCGGTTCCTGTGCGACCAGGTGAGGATGCCGGTGATATGACGCCCCGCCATCGCAGGTTCAACAAGGTGGAGTTCCGGCGGCTGACCACATCAGAGGATGGTTTCGGAACGCCTGCTGTCAGCGGTTCAACACTGATCTGCGAAGCCTGGGCCGCCATATTCTATGGCCGAGGCACCGAACGACGGGAGGCTGCGATCGAAGGGGCGGAGCAATCCGCAACCTTCAACGTCGCCACGAATGCCGATTTGCGGGCCGTCCGCGTCACGGATGTGATCCAGCTTGGCGGGGATAGCTGGGACATCACCAGCGTCGCGCCAATGGATCGAAGCGAAATCGATTTTACTGCCGTTCGCCGGATGAAGTGAGAAACCGCCATGCAGTCCAAGATCAAGCTGGTCGGCATGAAAGAGGTTGAGCAGGCGCTGGGCCGACTGAAGACGGCAACAGCCCGATCGAAGGGTCGCAAAATCCTGAAGGAAGCTGGCGAGCCGATCGCGCGTGCTGCGCGCAATCTTGCACCGCGGGATGAATATGATCTGGTCGAGAGCATCGACGTCAGCCCGGTCCTGAACAAGTCAGAGCGCCGCAAGCATCGCAAGGGATCGTTTGCGGATGTGGAGATGCACATCGGCCCCAGCGGCTTGCCGCAGGCGATTCTTCAGGAGTTCGGAACCTTCAAGGAACCGGCGCAGCCGTTCATTCGGCCAGCCTGGGATGCCAACAGGGAACAGACGCTCGAGCTGGTCAGCAATCTGCTGTGGCTTGAAATTCAGGATGCGGCGAAGTGATGGAAGAAGCGTTGGTCGCCAGGCTGCGGTCTGCCGCTGCAGTCGCTGCGCGGGTGGCAGTCTTCAACGGCCGCCCGACAATCGACTGGGTTTCGCGACCGGATCGATCTTCGCTGCCCGCTCTGACCATTCAGGGCGTCGATGCAGCGCGCATCTATGCGCATGGCGGCGGGCTGGGTCTGGAAAACAAGCGAGTCCAGTTCGATTGCTGGGGTGCCACCTATGGCGCCGCACGGCTGTTGGCGCGCGCTGTGATCGCTGAGCTCGAGACAGTGAAGACGGTCGCCGGCACCGCCTTCGATGCAGGATTCCTTGTCGCTGACAGGGATATGATGGCTGAAGACCTCGGCGGGGGGGAGCGCGTCCACCGCATTAGCCTGGACTTCAGCCTCTGGTTCAAACCCGCGTAAATCAAAGGAAATCGAAAATGGCCGTTTCTGGGTTCGGCGCTACCATCAGCGTCGGCGGCACCGCGCTTGCGGAAGTCGTCTCGATTGGCATCCCGTCGCTCTCCGGCGGCGTGATCGATGTTACCACCCATGCCAGCCCTGACCGCTATCGGCAGTTCATCCGCGAGCTGCGTGACGCCGGCGAATTCAGTGTGACCATGATGTACACGGCGGGTTCGGCCACGGATGATGCCTGCGTCGCCGCGATCAATTCTGATACCGCGGTCGAGGTGACACTGACGGCCAAGGCGGCGAGCGGGTCGGAAGAATTCACGATCAGCGCTTTCGGCATCAACTATGACCCCGCCGATCTGGAGATCGATGCTGCGCAGACCGCCACGCTGACGCTGAAGCCGACGGGCAAGCCCACCCAGGCGCCGGATACCTGATATGGCTCGGCTTGAAGGGACAGCGTCGTTCCGTATTGGCGGCACCACCTATCGCCTGGTCTACAACAACGACACGTTCGTCGAAGTCGAGACCCAGCTTGGCGGTCGTTCGTTTCTGTCGGTTCTGAAAGAGCTTTCGGGCGGCGATCCAAGCCTGGGATCGATGCGCGCGCTGATGTGGGCTGGCCTGCAAAACCAGCATCCCGATATCGACCTTGGTCAGTGTGGCGACTGGATTCTCACTGGCGAGCAGGATGCTATTGACGCGATGACGCGGGCGATCACTGCAGCGATGCCGAAAGCTTCGGAGGGTGGCGAAAAGGCCGCCGGAAACCCTCCCGCGAAGGCAACTGGGACTGGGTCGAAGTCCTAGCCGAGTGGTGCGCCGCTGGTCAGTCTGCTGACGGATTCTGGCACCAGACCCCGCGCACCACGATCGCCATCCTGGATGCCTGCAGCCGGAAAGCTGAGCAGTCACATGACCTGGCCATCACTCAGGCCTGGCTGACGGCTGCGCTGCAGCGGACGAAAAGGATGCCCGAGCTCAAGAAGTTGCTCGGGAAGAACAAACCGCCGCCACGGCAATCACCTGAAGAGCTGGTGGCTAACCTACGCAGGCTCAAATCCATGTTCGGAGGCAAAGATGGGGGCAGCTAGAATCGGCGCGCTGCGCGTCGATCTCGGCCTGAACAGCGCTGCATTCGAAAAGGGGCTCGATCTCGCCCAGCGCAAGCTGAGCTCGGTCGGCAAACAGATGCAGAAGGCCGGCGAGGGTCTTCAGAACTTTGGCCAGAGCATGTCGCTTGCCGTAACCGCGCCGCTGGTCGCCCTGGGCGCAACTTCGGCGCAGGCAGCGATCGAGAGTCGCGAAGCGCTGGCACAGGTCGAGGCCGCACTGGCATCCATGGGCGATGCCGCCGGTCGCACCTTGCCGCAATTGCAGGAACAGGCGGCGGCGCTGCAGAAGCTCTCGACGTTCGACGATGACGATATCCTGCGCAAGGTCACCGCGAACATGCTGACATTCGGCAATGTGTCGGGCGAGGCGTTTGATCGTGCACAGCAGGCGGCTGTCGACCTTTCTACCCGGATGGGTACGGATCTTCAGTCTTCCACCCTGATGATCGGCAAGGCGCTGAACGACCCGGTGAAGGGTATTGCTGCCCTCAGCCGGGCTGGCATCCAGTTCAGCGCTGATCAAAAGGCCATGATCAAGAGCATGGTTGAAGCCGGGAATGTGGCTGGCGCGCAAGCCATCATGCTGGGTGAGCTGGAAAAGCAGTTCGGTGGCGCTGGAAAGGCCGCGCGCGATGCGGCACCAGGCAGTGATCAGATCGACAAGTGGCGCGAGGTGCAGGAGCGCATCGGCGAGCTGGTGCTCGTGATGGGAGAGCGGCTTGTACCTGTCGTCGACAAGATCCTCGACGCCTTTCTCACTCTTTCCCCGGAAATGCAGACTGCCGTTGTGGGCTTTGCCGCAGTCGCCGCGGCTATCGGGCCTGTCGCATTCGGTGTTGGCGCCGTGGTGTCGGCAGTTGGCAGCATCCTTCCCTTGTTCGGCAAGCTGGGTTTCGTGCTGAAGGCGTTGCCTGCCCTGTTCACAGCCGCCGGTGTCGCCGTCCGGTTCATGCTGGGGCCCATCGGGCTGATCGTGACCGCCGTCACGGCCGCCTATATGGTCTGGAAGAACTGGGACAAGATCGAGCCGATCCTGCGCAGGCTGTACACTGCGGTCAAGACCTGGGTGGTCGACAAGCTGAACGCCGTCTGGGACACGGTCAAGGCCGGGATCGATAGGGTCAAGGGCTACTTCTACGACATGGCCGATGCGGTCGTGTTCAACAGCTATGTGCCCGACATGGTCGATGGCATCGCTCATCACATGGCGCGCCTTGAGGCCGTCATGGTCAAGCCTGCCGCAACAGCGACCGAACGCGCGAGCAAGGCGTTCGAGGATATGGCCACGCGGGTTGGCGGTATCCTGGACCGACTGTTCCCTGAAAGCCGCGCCCAGCTGGAATTCAACGCGGATGTCTCAGCTCTTCAGGATGCGCTGAAGCGCGGCGAGATCAGCGCCGACCAGTTCACCGAGGCGATGCGCCGCCTGCGCCGTGAGCATGCCGACGCAATGCTGCAGCTGGAGCGAAACAGCCCGGATACCATTCAGGTTCAAGCAGCATCGGGTGACGAAATCCCGCAACTGTTCCGCGACGGCTTCAAGGATCTTTCCGGCGCCATGGATGGTGTCGCCAAGAAGGCAGATGTCACCGCCGTTCGTGTTGTCGAGTCCTTCCGGGACATGGCCGACAAGACGGTTGCGTCGTTCAACCAGCTCGCGAACTCGATCAGGAGCGGGGGCTTTCTTGGTATCCTGGAATCGGTCATCGGTCTTGGCCTGCAGCTCGGCAGCATCGGTGCCTTTGGCAAGAAGATTCAGACCAATATCAACAGGCCGATCGATGGTGCCCGTGCACTTGGCGGCCCTGTTCGGACGGCTGCATCATATCTGGTCGGGGAAAGGGGGCCGGAAATCTTCACGCCGGATCGTGTCGGCCGCATCATCCCCAACAGCCAGCTGGGGGGTGGCGGCGGTGGTTCGGCGCATATCACCGTTGGCATCGATCCCCGCACCGGCAATCTGATGGCGTTTGTCGATGGCCGCATTGCCGGAACCGCCCCTGCTGTTGCCAGTGCAGGCGCATCTCAGGCCATGGCGCTGAATGCGCGCGCGTCGCGCAGGCGGGTGCGCGGATGATCGAGCTCCCCAGCTTTGTCAGCCCCAGAAGCGCTAGCCCTGTTTTTCTGGACGCCGGCTTCACTCAGCGGGGTGTTCAGTCCTTGGGCCGGATCGACCGCAAGGGATCACGGTACAAGATCGCGTTCACCTTCGGCCCCTATCCGCCAGCGCAGGGCGACATCATGGTCGCGCGGCTCATCGCCGGCAAGCAGGCTGGCCTTCGCGTCAAATATCCGCTGCTGAAAAGCCAGGGAACGCCAGGCACTCCCCTGCTGAACGGTGCAGTGACGACGGGACGCATCATCAATATCGATGGTCTAACACCTGGCTATGTCTGCAGCGAGGGCTTCTGGCTCTCGCTGGTCAAGGATGGCCGGCACTATCTGCACAGCGTCGGCATCGGCGGCACTGCGAACGGCTCAGGCCAGCTGCAGATCGAGCTTAATGAGCTACTGCGGGATTCCTTTCCCGATAACGCTGTCGTCAATCTGGCGCAGCCGATGGTCGAGGGCATCGTGGAGGGTGACGCCTGGCAGTGGCAACTCTCCAATGAACGCAACATCCCGATCGAGTTCACGATCGAGGAGGTGCGCTGATGGTCGGTATCACTGGCCTGCTCAGGATCGACCTGCCTGGCCACACGGTGCGGTTGACCGATGGCGGCACGACGCTTTTCGAGGGTGAGCTTTACACCGCCTATGACGAGGTCATCGGTTCTTTGGCGGCCGTCGATACGATCGCGGAAGGCATCGGTGATGAGATCCCGGCGCTGGACCTGACCTTTGCCCCACCCAGCGTTGCTGCGGTGTCGGCCCTCTCATCCGGCGCGATCCAGAAAAGCCGCGTGCGTCTGTGGCTGGCCGAATACGATACCCGCACGGGTGAGATCGTCGGCACGCCAGAACTGCGGTTCATAGGGTTTGTCGATCAGCCGCAGACCAGCTTTGCCTATCGTCAGCTCAGCTTGCAGATCACGGCCGTGCCGGAACTTGAAGCCATGTTCTTCAAGGATACCGGCAACGGCCTGTCCATTTCGTTTCACAAGGCGCTCTACCCCGGCGAGCTGGGGCACGACAACGCCAGTGGTCTTTCCATTCCGATTGCCTGGGGCGTCGAGTCCCCACCGCGCAGCACCGTCTATTTTGGCGGTGGCGGCAGCGGCGGCAGCTTCGGCGACAATTTCGGGGTCAATTTCCGATGAGCGAGATCGAGCAGCGCCGCGCCGCCGTCATCGCGACGCAAAGGCGGTTCGAGGGCAAACCGTTCGACTGGTCGAAGGCGGCGACCTGCATCCACCTGGTGCGCTTTCACGCCGCGCAGATGGGGCACAAGCTGCCGACCGTTCCGCGCTTCCGCACGGCGCTGTCAGCGAAAAAGGCGCTGCTGGAAACCGGATTCGAGACGCTGCCCGACCTGCTAGACAGCAAGTTCGAGCGCATCCCGCCTGCCTTTGCCCGTGTCGGCGACATCATGGCGCTGCCGGGTGACGATGGCTGGCATGCGCTGGTGGTGAAGGGCGACAAGGTCAAATTCCTGGGCTGGCACGAAGATGTGCCCGGCTGCACCATTCTGGAAGTGAATGTTGGTGCTGCCACGGGGGCCTGGCGGCTGTGAGCAAGACGCTTCGCACCATCGCCACCATCGCCGCAGGTGTAGCGCTTATTGCGACAGGCGTTGGTGCCGTCGCCGGTGGCGCAGTTATCGGAACCACAGCAGCCGGCGCGGCTGTCACACTGGGAACGGTGACGGCTTCGATCGCCGCCTATGCAGGCGTGGCTGCCGGCGTCGCGTCGGTGGGCGCCCAGATAACGGCGCCCAAGCCGGTTGCGCGTGGCTCGACGACGCGTGTGGTAATCGACGCGGAGCCGCCGCGTCCGTACATGATCGGCGAAAGCTACAGCGCAGGCGTGCTTCGGCACCGCGTTGGCTATGGCGCGACGCTGAAGAAGGTGCCGAACCCCTTCCTTTGGGAGGTGAAGGTCTTTTCGGGCGTCGGCCCTGTCGAGGCGCTGGTCGAAGAGCAGTTCGATTTCGCTGCGGCTGGCGGTTATTACAGCGGCTTTTACAGCAGCGTCAGCCAGCTGGGGGCCCGTCCCGAGAGCGGAGCGCTCACCCCGCCATTCGGTGCCGCGCCGGGCTGGTCATCGGCGCACAAGCTGTCTGGCTGCGCAGCGATCGGCTCGAACTACAAGTTCGACAAGGACGGCAAGGTCTTTGCATCGGGCACTCCGCTGCATGGCGCGATCTGGCGCGGCGAAAAGGTCTATGATCCGCGGCTCGACAGCACCTATCCGGGCGGCTCGGGTTCGTGTCGTCTCGGTGTCGAATCGACCTATGTCTATTCGGCCAGCCCTGCCCTGCATGCGGGCACCTATGCCTTTGGCCGCTATGAGAACGGGGTCCGGATATTCGGACTTGGCCTCAGCGCCGATGCGATCGACTGGGCGGCGATCGTCGACTGGGCGAACGACTGCGATACCGTCGAATGGACCATTCACGGCACGATCTATGAGGGCGGTCGCGGTGCCGATGTGCGCCAGCAGCGCCTGCAGAACCTGGACGACATCTGCGCTGCGGGTGGTGGCCGCTGGCTGCAGGCAGGGGCCCTGCTGTCGTTCGACTGGCATCGCCCGCGCGTGCCGCTCGCCACGCTCACCGATGATGACCTGCTCGAGGAAGGCGGCAACGCCACCGCTGTGCAGACGATTCGGGAGCGGATGAACGGCGTTCGCCCGCAATACATCTCGCCTGCGCACAACTGGGAACAGATCACCGCCGACGAGATCATCGGTTCGACCTATCGCGCCGAAGACCAGCAGCCGCTGACGCAGACATGGGCGCTGAACCTGGTGAAGGACGCGGGCCAGGCCGGTGAGCTCGCCTGCTATGCGCTGGTGGACAGCCGCGAGATCGGGCCGATCGAGCTCAAGTGCAAGGCGGCGTGGCGGTTCTACAAGCCCGGCGAGACGATCACCATCAACTCCTCGCTGCTTGGCTATGAAGGCCAGGCGGTGATTATCTCGCGCGACATCGATCCGCAGACGCTGGCCGTCAAGCTGGTGGTCAAGAGCGAGACGCCCGCCAAGCACGACTTTGCGCTGGGCAAGGTGGCCAACCCGCCGCCGTCGCCTATCCTGACGCAGACTCAGGAAGATCGCGACCTGGTGAAAGCCGGCGCGATCACCCCGCGCGCGGTCGATGTCGAATATGACGACGGCACGCCTGTCGAGAATCTGCAGCCCGCCGAGCCGGGCGCGACCGAGGGCGCGGTTATCCCGGTGCCGGGCAGCGGTCAGCCCGGGAACATCAAGGATGGTGCAGGCAACCTGCGCGACCCGGGCGAACTGCTGAACAGCGAGATGGAGCTGACCGCGGCGGGGCGGCTGCAATATCGCCCGCTGCCCGATGTGCCGCCTGTCGAGCTTGGCCAAATCACGTTGCCCGACATCGGTGCGGTCAGCGAGGCGGCCATGCGCCGCGCCGAGGATGACATCGACCAGCTGGGCCGCGCGCTGGCGACGGCGCTCGACGAGGCATCCTCGACCCGCGAGACCTTCCGCGATGCCGGCTTCTATGAGGATGCCGCGACCGGGCAAATCCGCATCCATGCGGTTGAGCAGACGCGCGAGCGGCTGAGCACGGCCGAGATCCGGCTGAACGCTGCTGAGGCGAACATCAACCTGCGCGCGACGAACAGTTTTGTGATCGAGCAGATCGCGCTGGCAGCTTTCGATCCCAGCCAGATCGCCGAGCTCACCGATATCTTCCTGCGCCTGGGCGCGGCAGAGGTCGATATCGACGGCTTGAACGCCACGGTAACGACGCTTGCGACCGTCACCGAGCTGAGCCTTGTGCAGGGCCGGGTGACGACTGCCGAGGAGGCGATCGACGCGCTCGAGGGAACGATCACCACCAAGGTCGACACCACCACGTTTGACCTGCTGGCCACCCGCGTCACCAATGCCGAGACGATCCTGACCGCGATCGGCGACAGCGCCTCGATTGTCAGTGCCGTCTCAGCCATCCGCCTGATCGACAAGGCTCAGCAAGACAACGACGAGGCTGATCTTCGCGCGCTGCTGCTCGGCGACGAGACACGGCGCGAGCAGGTCGCGGCGGTTGCGGCGGCACGGCAGGAACTGACCGCACGCATCATCGAGGGCGATGCGGCTGAGGCAGCGTTCCGACTGGCCTTGCAGGTCCGCGTCGGTGCTGCCGAGGCCTCGCTGGCGACCGAGAGTATCGTTCGCGCATCTGCGGATTCGGCGCTGGCGACGCAGATTACCCAACTGTCTGTCAGCACAACGACCAGCCTAGATGCGCTGTCTGATGCACTTGATGCTGAGACAGGCGCACGCGAGGGTGCCGTATCGACGCTGAATGCCGCGATCGCCAGCGAGCAGAGCGCGCGCACAGATGCCGACACAGCACTGGCCACGGACATTTCAGATCTGAGCGCCAGCCTCGCAACTGCCACTGGCACTTTGCAGACGAACATCAACAACGCGAACCAGGCGCGCATCGATGGCGACGCTGCGCTGGCCTCGTCGATTTCTACGCTATCAGCCTCTCTCGACACCGAACTCGAGAACCTGGCTGCAGCGGTGGAGGATGAAGCACAGGCGCGCGTCGACGGGGATGGCGTTCTTGCCGCAGGCCTTGCCCAGCAGGTGACCGCAGGTCGCGTCGTCGAGGGGCAGGCATCGGAACTGGCAGACCTGCTGCTCGCCTCGCTACTCAAGAACGACGAGAACCGCCGTGAACTGAACGGCGCGGTCGCGGGGGCGCGGCAGGAAATCACCGCGCAGATCGTGAGCGAGGTCGAGGCGCTTTCGACGCGCATTCTGGCGCTGGTCGCGCGGGTGGCTGGCAACGAGGCCAGCATTGTCGAGGAGAGCATCGCGCGCGTCACGGCGGATCAATCGCTCGCCTCGACGATCACCAGTCTGAATGCCAGCTTCACCGGGGCGCTGAGCGCGGAGGCAACGGCGCGCACCAACGCGATCGCGGCAGAGGCGACGACGCGGGCGGGGCAGGTTTCGACGCTGGAAAGCGGCATCTCGAATGCCATTGGCCGCATCGACGACGAGGAAGACGCGCGCATCGCTGGTGACGAGGCCAACGCAGATGCGCTGAGCGGCGCTGTCACCACGCTGACCGCCTCGATCAGCAATGAGGCTATTGCGCGGGCGAGTGCGGATGGTGCGCTGGCTGGGCAGATCAGCACGCTCAACACCACGGTTGGCGAACAGAGCGCAACGCTGATCACCTTCGGCGAAAGCATCGACGGCCTCAAGGCGCGCTGGGGTGCGAAGGTTGATGTCAATGGCCGGGTCGGTGGCTTCGTCCTGAACGGCACGTCCGAGGATATCGACGCGACCTTCGTGGTCGATAACTTCTCGGTGGTCGATCCCGACACCGGCACCGCCTTCCTCGATGCCGATGCCGATGGCCTGCGCCTGCAAAACGGCAAGGTCGTGATGGACAACGGCACGAACATGCTGGTGATCGGGGCCGGGTTCGGCGTCGATAGCCAGTTCATCCAGTGGTTCGGCCCGAGCC